ACTCCAGCCCCCGCCGTCCAATTTTTAAAAGTCCAATTCCCATAAGTTGTGTCGTCAGCGTCCTCATTATATTCTAAGTCTGCAATTTTCGTGGCACCAGATATAGGAGATGTATTATCTGCAAAAACTTCATAAGAAATAATTTCCCCACTAATAGATTGATTGCCAATAGCCATATCTGCTAATAAAGTTGAGTTTATCTGATCCGAAGGGGTCGTCGCTATTGTATTAGTAAATAATCTATAATCATACCCATTACCAGAAGCGTCCGCCACAAATCCCATAACAAACACATTGTCTTCCACTAATGGTGGTGTTCCTTGTTCTGGAAGTATAGATAATTGTATAAGTGAATCTGATAGGTCTAACCCCCCAAATTCTTGTAATCTATCATTCAGTTGGACAAAAGGAATGAAGGGTGCTTTGATATTAGAGGCTTGATTATCACTCTTAGTCGTGAGATTGTTGCTTGGCTCTTTGACAACTGGTGACCCAACGCCTATGGTGCAATATATTACTGATGTGAAATTTACATTTCCAATTGTCTGACTATACACATTTGGCTCACCATCGGCGTTGTTTCCTCCAGTACCGTCCGCAACATCACCATAAGTTGCACCAGCATCGGTGGATTGTTGGATTATGACCACAAATGATCTGGTGGTGGCTTCTCTAACAATTTTAATAGAAAATCTATGTGATCTGTTTGGAAGTATGGCACTAACAAAAGCATTGGCAAACCTCCTTCTTAGTTTCTGATCTTTTCCCCTATTTTCTGGAGCAAATATGCCACTTGATCCTTGCCGTTCTTTTAAAGTTGATATCTCAATAAGATTCCCATTGTCATCACTTCGTGTTTTCACCAAAATATCTCCATAATCTGCATTAAATGTTGATGCTAAATCTAAATTATTACTTTCCACACTCATAGAAGAATTAATGAAACCCATATTAACTGGTGTTATAAATCGCAAATTATCTTCACTATCAACAGTATATCCTAAATTTAAAAACTCGCAATATCCCTCGTGTAATAATAATCCATTTCGTAAAACTGCTGGTAATTTTAAATCAGTAATATTTACTAAACTTGATTCTTGGTCATCTATGTTATCATTTAGCAAAACACCTTGTGTATTTCTTGGTAATAAATTCCAATTTCCACCTCGGAAGTCTGTGGGCGTGTCCACATATAAATAACGTATCGTAAATTTTGTCTGTTCGGGGGGGTTGGCAAGTTCATTCCCAAGGGTAAAAGTTACGACCCATTGATAGTTTTGCTGGACGTTTGCCGAGTTCATCGCCCGTTGGATTTCTGTGGCTAAATCAGCACCATCATAATTCCCATCTTTTAATCTTGCAAACATAACATTATTATAGCGTCTATCCCCAAAATTAAACCCAATTAAATTATTATTTTCAGATATATTAAACACTTCGCCTATTCTAAAATGATAAAATGTTGTTAAACACACTTGGGATCGTGGGCGTATTATTATAGGTTGGGGGAAGAAATTTTTAAAATTAAATGGGCTTTGCTGGGTTGTATCATTTCGGCTTACAGATTTACTGGAAAGACTAATTAAACTCATATGTATATTAAATTATAATATTTTAATATATATTTTTTTATTATAATATAATATATGTATAAAACTCTAATTAATAAAGATGAATTAGTGGAATCTCACAAAATTGGTTCTAACCAGTTTAATAAGATTGATAAAATAACAAAAAAGGAATTGTTAGAAAAGGAAAAACCGATTAACCCAAAATCAATATTTATAGGTACGATTAAAAAAAAGTTAAATGATAAGAAATATAGAAAACCAAAAGAAGAAGGAACTGGAAAAAAGAAATTAATTAGTTTAAATGATTGGTAATTTAAAATAGTGGGTTTTTTTGCCAAATAGGGGAATTTGTGCCTCGTATTTGACAAAGTCTCCTAAGAACTCCAATGCGTGAACACTTTGTGATATATGTGGCACAAATCACACTATACGGCACAAATTACACTATTTCTAAAATTAATCTAATTCATCTTCTATAAATTCATTTTCATTTTCTGTTATAACTATTTTATGGTATAATAATATATTTGATAAATCAGTTTGTTTTCCATTAATTAACGGTCTGTGTTTTACTTTATAGTATGATTTATAATTTAAATTACTTGCGATTTCATTCTGGAACCATTTTAAATTATTTTCTCGTTTACTTTTCTTAGATAAATTTAAATAATAATCACTTGATTTATAAACTTTATATAAATCTTTTATAAGCACATAATCTCCCTTATCATTGCTTTTTTCTATGATTGGGGATATAACCCCATACAATTCATCAGAATCTTGTAAATACTCCTTAGTCCTATTTCTAACTTGGTCACATACATATAGATTATCGCACGGATTTGGATTTTTAATTATATAATTAATTAAATAATCAAATAGAACCGTTTTAAATTCTGCCTTAAACGGCTTACTTTTATAATAAGTATTACCTTTATACACATTATCTAACTCTTTAGACAAAATATCTGGATCATTTGTAAAAGTGCTTACAAATGGTATATCCATTAGCCGTCGTGTTAATGATTCATCTTTTTTACCGTCAATTTTCGGTTTTGCATTGCACTCCATTATATGCGTGGCTGTCAATGTTACTGAAGTGTCATTGGAATAGTTCATCCGTGCATTTATACTCTCACCACCCGTCAATTCCTTAATTGTCGCACCGCACAATTTACTCTTATCGCTATCGGGTTCACGATAAAAAATCATCCGCCGTCCATTCATATTGCTGACCTCTGGATTAGAGCCACTTTTTAAAGGAGCAAGAAGGAGTTGATTTGGGGCAATATATCCGTAATTACTAAGTGTTGCCATCATCAACTCATTCAGCACCCCCTTGCCATTCCCGCCACTTCCATTGGCGAGGATAAACACTTCTAAAGGTCGGGCATATAGCCCCGTCGCCAAATAATGAATGTAATTTTTTTTAATTTCTGGATCTGGAAAAATCTGGGTAATTAAATTTTCTAATTCTTCTAATTGTTTTTCTGTTGATGGGGTGTAATCATAATCGGCGGTTGTCAAAATATAATCATCACGCCTCGTTTTTTGGACAATACCAGTGTTTAAATTGACAGAACGATTTTTAAAAGTAAATAAATCGGGGTTTTTGTCAAATTCTATTTCCGTAAAATCCATACAAGCCATATTAATTATTGTGGATTTCCCAATATTACTGGCTTTATTAAAACTTAAAATATTACTGCAAATAGAAGCCAACTTTTCATATTGTTTTTTAGATACGGTGGTATCTTGTTTTAATGTTAATTGTTTTGATATTTCTTCATTAACTAAATCCATTTTTTGTTTAATAAATGATAAACAAAATATCTGGATTTTGTGGGTTAATTGTTGGTTTTGATGATCTATATTCCATTTTCCACGGTTATAGGTGTATAACACCTTATCTTTATAAACGTGGTCTAATGATGAATTTTCTAAATATATTTCCGCCAGTTTTGCGTCACTCTCCAAAAATTCTATTTCTGAGTGTTGCGCCTTGATTTTAAAATAGGATTTTTCATTTGATTTTCGGCTAAAATAATTAATAGTTCCCAGTGTTACGCCCGATTTTGTATTATTCCAAAGAGTATCAAAACTGGACTGGTCAAATTTAGGAGAGCGTTCACTCATCGCTTTAGCCATTTTATAATTCTTTTTACCACCATTACGCAACCCCCAAACTAATTTAGTCCAACAGTGATAATCATCAATAAATTTAAATGCGATATTATCAACTATCTGTTGTAATTCGGTGGTTGGTGGGCAATCGTTCTCCCCTTCTTCCTCGCTGGATATGCCTTCATCTTTACATAATGGAATAATTTTAGGGGTTAAATATTTATTATCAACAAATACATTTAATAAGTTGGATATATCTATTTTAAAATCTGGATTATAATTGTGGATTGTTCTTGATATTTTAGCCCAAGACCAACCGCCCGCTAATACCTCAATACATTTCCCAAATTTAGTATCAAATCTATCCCCCGAAAATTCTATTGATTCTTTGTTTAGTAAAAAATGCACACCGTGTTTTTTAGTATTGGATTTATAATATGGTATTCTGTGAACATCTTTCATTGTTTTAACGAATTCTTTTGGACTCATTCCCACTTCTTGATTGACTATATCGTATTCTCCCTTATCGTACAAATCATCCGCAAAATCCACATCAACGTGGATAAAATCGCTTACTTCCATTGACATATGGCAAAATTTATCTATGTGTTCGGCTCTTTTTTTAACAATTTCTGGAATCAATTTATAGTCTGTTGATTTGGTTTTATTTTCTATATCTTCATTATTATACAATCCATTATTAGAAAACATTTTGATTCCCACCACCGCCTTCTTGCCTTTATCGGTCAGCCGTAAGTTAATAGGCTGGTAAGATATATTTTTTATTTTACAAAAATCTAAAACAGTGATTTTGGTTTTTTCCGTTTTCATTATAATACTATTACTTTTTTTTTTTGGAAATTTAACTTTTCTAATTGTTTGCTTTTGATTATCCATTAACGTATAATGTTCATTACTCTTTAAATCATTATACATATTGTTGATTTCTTGTGTATTAGACATTTTATTATATAATGTATAATTAGATAATATTGTGATCAAATTTTTTTTTAATTGTAAATTAATTGTAAATTAATTGTAATTTAATTGTAAATTAATTAAATTAAAATAGTGGATTTTTTGCCAAATAGTGGATTTTGTGCCTCGTATTTCACAAAGTCCCTTAGGAATCCCAATGCGTGGACACTTTGTCAAATGTGAGGCACAAAATCCACTATTTGGCAAAAAACCCACTATTGTAATTTAATTGTAAATTAATTAATTTAATTGTAAATTAATTAAATTAAAATATTTAAAATTATATATTTATATATATAAAATGGAAGAATTAAAAAATGCTATAGACTCTAAAAGAAATATCAAAGCCAATTCACTTAATGCATATTTGATAAGTATTAAGAAAATTCACAATGCTATATTTGGTGATAAAGAAATGAAGAATATAGATTTTTTAAAAGATGAAGACAAAGTCTTAGAATCTTTTAAAAATTTAAAATTAAATACCCAAAAAAACTATTTATCATCTATTATTGTTTCCCTTGATGCTATGAATAAAGATGGGGAATATGACAAGGACATTAAGGTGTATAGAGATAATTTGGAGGCGGTCAACAAGGTATTTTATGAGGAACTATCTAAAAATGAAAAATCAGAATCTCAAGAAGAAAACTGGGTTTCTCTTAAGGATTTAAAAAAAGTATTAAATGGTTATAAAAGCGATTTAGTTGATAGAGGCGTATTTAAAAAAGATGAATTAACTAAAAAACAAATGGATATATTACAACGCTGGGTTGTTGGTAATTTATATATTGGAGATGATGCAAATCCCCCACCAAGATTAGATTTTGATATGGATATAATAAAAAATTCTGATTATGAAAAATTATCAGATGAGGATCTAAACAGTAATAATTATTTAGTTATAAAATCAAGAACTAATAAATTTTTCCATTTCTCTCAATATAAAACAAATAAAACACAAGGTATTAAAAAAATACCAGTTGGAAAAACTTTAAACTCCGTTTTAAATATTTGGTTAAAATATAATCCAAATTCCTATCTATTAATGGATTCGCACGGTAAACGGATGAGTTCTAACCAATTATCAAAATATATTAATAAAGTGTTCGCACCAACTGGTAAGAAGATTACAGCCAATTTATTAAGACATATTTATATATCCACGAAATTCCCAGTGGAGGAAACCAGCAATAAAAAGGCGGTTGCATCAAAAATGGGACACAGTGTAGACACTCAAGGTACTTACGCTAAGAAATAATCACCAGAGAATACGCCTTGCGTGATAGTTGGCGTATGCTGGATTATCTTTTGTTAATTCATTTTTTTTATTTTTAATTTTTGCACTTCTAATTAAATAATTTTTCCTTCTGGTTGGGTCGCCGTGATCTTTAGATTTCCAATATTTCGTTTTGTCTTTAAAATGTTCTGATTTAACATCCCCAAAATGTATGGCTCTTTTATTGTGAAATGTCATTAATTTTTTATTTGGTCGTGTTGATTTTTTATAGAAAAAGCCATTTATTGTTACCATATATATTATTAACTATAATAATTCCCACTGTTTTAATTTATCCATTGGGATTTCCACCACTAAGTCTTCCTTATCGTTCCGTTTATAATTTCCACATTTACCAATAATAACCGTTTCTAAGTTATCTTCCCAAAACCACAAATCCCGTATATTTTTATCTTTTTTATTTTGGAAATTAAATAGATAAATAATCCTTAATGATGTGTTATTTTTTAATCTTTCACGCCCAGCCAATAATTTACATTTTCCAAAAAAAATAGTTGGATATTGTCCCTTCCATATCCTCCTTGATTTTAATTCTATATCTATTTTATGTTCATCGTTTCTAAAGTCAAAGTGATCGGATTCATCTAAGGTTTTGTATGATCTGGGTAATTTTAAATTTATTATATCTATAATTTTTGTTTCTTGTGAAAATCCAAAAATCAAATCTTTTTTTTTTTGTATTAAATCTAACATTTTATATATTATATAAATATAAAAATATAAAAAAAATAATGCGTATATATATATTAAAATGTCAAACATTTATAAAGAAGAACAAGAAGAATTGGAATATGATGATGATTTAACTATATTACCAGTTCGTGTACCGCCAACTCAAAAAACTATACGACATCACCCCACTTTACCAGATATAAACAAAGGGGCGTGTGTTGTGGATATTGCCAAGCCACGATCGGGAAAGACCTTAAGACTGGTGAATTATTTACAAAATCCCAATTTCTATGCTCAAAAGTTTGATGGTGTTTATATCTATAGTTCCACTATGTCTAATGGTGATGACACCGCACGTTTTTTATATGAACAATATGGTGACACTATTTACAGTGAATATAGTGATGCTCATTTGCAGAGCATTATAGATTTCCAAGATTCTATTCCAAAAAGTGAAAGACCTAAAATTGCTTTGGTGTTTGATGACTTTATAGCGTTCCAAAATATACATAAAAATTCATTGATGTTTAAAATTGCAACTTCTTATAGACATCATAATATTGGGCTTTTATTATATAATACACAGATGTTAAAATATCTTCCCCCAGTTGTCAGAGCAAGTGCCAATTATGTCATTTTAAGCCAGAATAGTAATGCCAAGCAAGTTGAGGCACTGGCGGAAGAGTATGGAGGAAGTTACGGCGTGGAAAAGTGGAAAGAATTATATGCAACGGCAACAAGCCCAGCCTATGGCTTTCTGTATATGGATTTATATGGATTTACTGGTAATAATAATAATCCTAAGGCGTATTCTAATTTTAACAAATTATTATATGAAGCCCCTATTTCATATACACGTAAGAAATTAATTAATTAATTTTCCACCTTGTCTTTGTCCTTGTCCTTTTCCTTTTCCTTGTCCTTGTTTTCCCACTGTGGCTGATTGTTATACATTTTAATATATATTGTATAATTATATATTAATATGAATCAAATTTTTTTTAAATTGCCCAATTAATTAAATTCATTTTCTATAAATTGGCTATAGTGTAAATTTGGCCCAATAGTGTGATTTGTGCCACTATTTTGACAAAGTCTCCTAAGAACTCCAATGCGTGAACACTTTGTGATATATGTGGCACAAATCACACTATACGGCACAAATTACACTATTTTTATTTCCCCACTTTTATTCTATTTATATTATTCTATTTACTTTATTTTGTTTATTATTTATTAAAGTTATTTATGTTTTTTAAAATGTTAGATTATATATATATTATGGTTAAGTTTATACAATTTGATGA